CTTAATGGGGCATCGGCGCTAACCTTCACGCCAATCGGCGCGCTGTTGGGTGATGGGCCGCTTAATGGGGCATCGGCGCTAACCTTCACGCCAATCGGCGCGCTGTTGGGTGATGGGCCGCTTAACGGGGCGTTAACCCTGTCTTTCACCACGGCGGCAGACCTTACCGGGTCTGGCGGCGCTGGTGATATTGCAGGCGCGGCAACGCTAACTTTCACGACTGTTGGCGCGTTGCTTGGTGATGGCCCGCTTATCGGCGCGGCTTCGCTTACTTTTACCACGGCGGCAGACCTTACGGGATTGGGTGGTGCTGGCGCTCTTGAAGGGGTAGCAGCACTAACCTTCACGACTGAGGGCGCCCTAATAGGCGGTGGTGCGCTAGAAGGCGCTACATCGCTAACCTTTACCACAACTGGTACTGCCATTACGGCGGCGGAAATTTCCGGCGCGACTACGCTCACATTCCTGCCGGACGCTACACTATCGGGCGGCGGTGCGGAGATAGCTGGACAAACCACGCTAACCTTTTCGGTGGCGGGTTCGCTTAACATTGAGGCCATTGCCCCGCCTGCCGGTGGCGATGATGCGCCCGCCCGCACTGAGGACATCCGGCGCCTTGCCAAGCGCGAAAAGCGCCGGCAACGGCTGGAAGATGAACGCGGGCGGCGTTTCCGGCAGGCTTTGCAGGCCGCATATGAAGCCGCAGAGGGCCTTGCCGAGACTGAGGCGCCAGCCGCACGGGTGGACGTGCAAGAAGCGCTGGCGGACGCCAGAAAGGCCGCGCCGGAAGATTTTCGGGCCGAGATTGCGGCGCTTGATCGGCAAGCGCGCGACCTGGCCACGATTGACCGCATTTCCGCCTTGCTAGACGGGATTGCGGAATTGCAAGCCCGCGCATGGGCTGATGATGACGACCTAACCGTTCTTTTAATGGTGATGTAATGCCCCGCTATCGCTGGAACCGTGACACGCTTCGCCTGGAAGAAGTGACCGACGAGCCGCGCGCTGCGCCTGACACGCCTGGCATCATGCGTGACTTGCCGGCTTATAAGTCCCCGCTTGGCGATGGGTGGATTGATGGCCGGGCCGCGCGCCGGGAGCATTTCAAGCGCACGAATACGCGCGAGGTTGACCCTTCCGAATGGCCCGGCGGCTATCGCAGTGAAAAATTCGCAAACCCGCGAAACCTGCCTTTGAGGCGGGACTAAGCAGGAGACCCCATGTCAGAAATACTTGAGCAACCGGCGGTCGAAGAAACCGCGCCGGAACCCATTACCGCGCCCGCGCCGGCAGAGACCGCCAAGCCTTCAATTCGTGACACGTTGGAAAGCGTGTTGGCGAAGGCGGAAGAACGCGGCGACGATGGGCGCTTCAAGGCCAGAGATACGGCGCCAGAACCCGCGCCAGAAACACCGGACCAGCCCGAGACAGCGAAGGCGGCAGAACCTCAAGCCGAGGCCATCGAGCCGCCTTCCTCTTGGTCCGCCGAGGTGAAAGCCAAATGGGCAACGCTTCCGCCCGATGTTCAGCGCTATGTGCTGGACCGGGAAAGCCAAACCCACAAAGCCATCACGGAAAAAGGGCAGCGCGCTTCGCTCTATGACGCAATCGAGCAAGCCATTGGTGAAAACAAGACTGCGCTTGTGGCCGAGTATGGCGACATTCCGCGAGCCGTTCAAATGCTCGTCAATGTTTCCACGCAGGCCGGGCGCGATCCATTGCGTTTCATTGAATGGTTTGCCGGTCAACGCGGAATTGATCTTCGCGCGCATTTTGCCGGTCAAGCGGGGCAACCTGCCGCGCCGGTTGATCCAATGCAAAATGCCTTGATGAGTGAGGTAACGCAACTAAAGCAGCAGATCGAGCTTCAATCTACCATTTCCCAATTTGAACAGGCAAAGGACGCCAGCGGGAAGCCGCTCCGGCCTCATTTTGCTGATGTTCGATTGGATATGGGCCGATTGATTGCATCCGGCGCAGCGCAAGGGCTGGAAGATGCTTACACCAAAGCCGTCCGCATAAATGATGCGGTATGGGCCAAAGTGCAGGCAGCCGAGGAAGCCGAACGCGCGGCGAAGGCCAAAGCAGACGCCGCCGCAAAGGCAGCCGATGCGAAAAAGGCCGCTTCGATCAACATGCGAAGCCGTGGCGCGGTGTCGGGTTCTCCCGGCAAACCGCAAGACATTCGCAGCAGCTTGGAAGCCGCTTACCGTCAGATTCAAGGCTAATCCTCAACCTTCAGCAAAGGAGTGAACGGCAATGCCGTCCCCGAACGCTACATTTACGGAAATGGTCACGACGACCCTCCGCAACCATCCCTCGGAAATCTCCGATAACGTCAGCAAGCACAACGCGCTCTACAACCGGCTTTCTCGCCGGGGCCGTGTCCGCACCGTGCTTGATGGCGGATATGAAATCGTCCGTCCCCTGGATTATCAGGAGAACGGCACCTATCAGCGCTATTCTGGTTATGATGCGCTGAACATCTCCGCTTCCGATGTTGTGTCGGCTGCGAAGTATGATTGGGTGCAGGCGGCGGTTCACATTACCGCTTCTGGCCGCGAGCTTCGCATGAATGCCGGTTCCAGCAAACTGATTGACTTGGCTGAAGCGCGCATTCAGAACGCCAAGCGCACGGCGGCGAATAACATGGCGGTTGACCTGTATTCGTCTGGCGCCCTGGCAAACCAGCTTGGCGGGCTTGCGCTGATCATCCAGACGAACGGTCAAGGCACCGTCGGCGGGATTGATAGCGCGACCTACACTTTCTGGCGTAACCAGTTCCGCGAAATCAGTGGCACCAACACTTGGACCAAAAGCACGATCAAGGGCGACATGAACGCGCTTTATCTGTCTTGCGTCCGTGGTGGCGACAAGCCTGACCTGATCGTGTCAACTCACGATTTCTTCAGCGCCTACTGGGAAAGCCTGCAAGACTTGCAGCGCTATGCCTCAGCTGATGAAGGCAATGCCGGCTTCCGGTCCCTGAAATATGTGGATTCGGACGTGATCTTTGATGACAACACCAATTTTGGCAAGACGGCGGAGAGGATGTATTTCCTCAATACCAACTATTTGGAATTGATCGCGCATCGTGACGCGAATTGGACGGTTGACGACGAAAAGGTCTCTATTAATCAGGACGCGGTTGTGATCCCGATGTTCTGGCAGGGCCAGCTTGTTTGCTCCAATCGGAGCCTGCAAGGCATCCTCATTGACGCGTCGTAATCGAAAGGAGAACGACACATGACTACTTTGATTGGGGTTGATATTCTCAACTCTTTCACCGCCGACGAATTGTCGCAAGGCAAAGGCTTCGGTCTTGGCGACCGTCACATTGACCAGCTTGGCAACGAATATGTGTTTGTCTTGGCTGGTTCTGGCGGGATCACGGCAAACTTCGTGGCAACCATTGACGAGGCCTATGGCGCCGTCATGGTCAGCACGTCGAACGACGCGCGCGGTGATCTGCTTGGCGTGGCGCCCGTCGCCATTGCCGCCAGCAGCTACGGTTGGGTGCAAGTGAAGGGCGTGTGCAGCGTGCAGGTAGCGGCGTCTTGCGCTGCCAATGTGCGCTTGAACACGACTGCCACGGCAGGGCAGCTTGATGATGATGGCACATCGGGTTCCTTTACCTGTGATGGCATCTTCCTGACGACTGCGCGCGGTGCTAGCGCTGGCACGGCGCCTGCCGTGCTTAACTACGCCATCCAGGGCGTGACGATCTGATAATCAACGGGGCCGGGGAAATCAATCCCCGGCCTTTCTTTTGGAGATGACCTTATGAGTGGAACCGGACAAAGCCGCGAGCCCGTGGCCATAATGCCGATTGAGTTCTGGACCGAATACACTGGCGAAGGCGCAGACCTGAAAGCATCCGATTGGGTGCGATGGGTGAAGAAAGGCGATTCCATGCGGTCAACTGTTGCCGAGAAGGTGTCACGGTTGAAGAAGGGCATGGTTGGTGAAGAAATTTGGGCAGTGATCAAGCCCTATTACGAGCGTTGGAAGGAAGGCCAAGATGCGCCGGTCATCGGAATGCCTTTGGATGCTGCGCCATTCGCTACAAAGGAAATGGTCCGCGTTCTGGCGCAGGTTGAAATCCGCAGCGTCGAAGATTTGGCGAATGCGGAAGAAGCGGCGCTGAATAAGCTGCCGATCCCCGGCATCATCGGAATGCGCGCCAAAGCCAAGGCGTTGCTTGATACGCGGGCCAATCTGGCGCCGGTATCGCAAGAATTGGCGGAGCTGCGCGAGCAAGTGCAAGCCATGCGGAAAGAGCGCGATGATGCGCTGAGATTGTCCGATGAAATGGCTAAGGATGCTGGAAAATTACGCAGCCGTAAGCCTGAAGGCGTAGCGGCGGCGCTTGGGTAAGGGGTGCGGAAATGTCACTACTCACGCTGGTTCAAGCGGCTTGCGATAGGCTTGGCATTCCAATGCCGGGCGCGGTCATGTCGTCTAACGACGAGACGATCCGCGTCATGCGCGCCTTGGCCACGCAAGAAGGGCGCGAATTGGCGCGGCGGGTGGCATGGCAGAACCTGACGCAAGAAAGCAGCTTCACCACGGTTGCAGCCGAAACGCAGCCGGGCGCAATCCCGGCTGACTTCGACCGCTTCATAAATGAAACCGCCTGGAATTACACGCAAAACCGGAGTTTGATCGGGCCGGTTGACCCGCAACAATGGCAGCAGTTGAAGGCTTCGCTTGTCGGTCCGCCGTGGTTGCATTTCCGCCAACGCGGTAACGCCTTCCTGATCATCCCAAACCCGCCGGCGGGCGAGAATATCCGATTTGAGTATGTTTCGCGCTTTTGGGTTGACACGAATGGCGACGGGCTAGGCGAGGCTGATGCTTGGGCGGCGGACGCTAACACGGCGCTTCTAAGCGAAGAATTGATCACGCTCGGCATCATCTGGCGATGGCTGAAGCGCAACCGCCTGCCATACAATGACGAATTGCAGGAATATCAGGCGCAAGTGAACCAGGCCATTGGCCGCGACGGCGGCAAGCGCACGGTCAGCATGGGCGGACAGTATGACACCGCGCCGCGCGTGCCGAGCATTCAAGACGGATCTTGGCCGCTATGATCCGCCCCACCAAGCAGGGCGCTGGCACGGCGCGGGTGGTGTCTATTCCGCCCCCAGTGCAAGGGTTAAATGCGCGCGATGCGCTGGCGTCTATGGACGCGGCGGACGCTATCACGCTTGATAACTGGTTCCCGCGCGCAAATGACGTGGTGCTACGGCTCGGGCACCAAACCCATGTCACGGGCCTGCCGGGTAATGTCGAAACGCTGATGCAGTATTCCAGTGGAAGCACGAATAGTCTTTTCGCGGTTTCAGACAGCGGCATTTATGACGTGACTACACCTGGCGCGGTTGGCGCGGCGGTGGTTTCAGGATTGAGCAACGCACGCTGGCAGCATGTGGTGAAAACCACATCAGGCGGCACGTTCCTTGTCTGCTGCAATGGCGCAGATGCAATGCGCGCCTATAATGGCACCACTTGGACAACGCCGACCATCAATAGCGTTTCTTCTGCCAGCATCATCGGCCTGACATCCCACAAAGAGCGGCTGTGGATGATTGAAAAAGATAGCGCGAACGCTTGGTATCTGGCGACTAAGGCGATTTCTGGCAATGCGACTGCATTCCCGCTTGGCGCGGTGTTTCGCATGGGCGGCAAGGTGAAGGCCATCATTCCGCTTTCGCAAGACGCAGGAAGCGGGCCGGATGACTTTCTTGCTTTCGTGAGTGACAAGGGCGAGGTCGCCATTTACCAAGGCACTGATCCTGGCACGGCTTCCGAATGGGCCTTGATTGGCGTGTTTCGCGTGGGGGCGCCGATTGGCGACCGGGCATTCCTTCGGGTTGGCGGCGATGCTGCGCTGATTACGGATGATGGTGTCATTTCGCTTTTGCAGGCCATAAATGTGGACCGCGCCGCCGCAAATACGGCAACCATCACTGACCGCATCCGGGAATTGTTTTCGACCTATGTGCGGGCGTATCGGGCCAATTTCGGCTGGCAAGCTATCAGCTATCCGGCGGGGAATTGGGGCCTGTTCAACGTGCCGATCTCGGCCACGCAAAGCGTCCAACTTGTGATGAACACGATTACCGGCGCTTGGTGCCGCTTTACCGGGCAGAACGCTTTTTCATGGTCTATGCTTGGGGACGAGATTTACTTCGGCGGTTCAACCCAGGTTTTTCGGGCCGATGTGGGCGGCACTGACAATGGCGCCGATATTGCCTCAGACATGAAAACTGCGTTTCAGTATTTCAAGGATCGTGGCGGCCTGAAGCGTTTCACGATGCTGCGACCGACGTTCCTTTCCAATGGGGCGCCGGCGCCGCGCATTACGCTTGATGTGGATTTCGGCAATAGCGAACCGACAGGTTCGCCTAGCTTCACGGCATTTGGGGCGCTTTGGGATACGGCGGTTTGGGATGTGGATGTCTGGGCGGCTGATGATGAACAGGTGACGCAACAATGGATCGGCGTTCACGCGCTTGGCCGTTGCGCGGCGGTGCGAATGAAGATGACAAGCCAAGGCGCGACCATGGCCGTCATTGCCTTTGACGTGCTAATAGAACCAGCGCAGGCGACCGCGCTATGACGCTGTTCTGGCCACGCGATGCGCGCGAAAATGAAGCCCTGGCGCAATGGTGCGGGCGCCGGATTGAGCATGTCGGGGCTGATGGGTTTGGCCCATGCCAGGCGGCGGCGGTGCTGCACGGCGATCATGTGGCGGCGGTTGTGGTGTTTCACGATTGGCAGGATCAGGCCCGCACGTTGCAGGCGTCCATTGCAGCCGAGACGCCACGCTGGGCCGGGCGCGAAGCCTTGGCGGGCATCTTTGGCTATGCCTTCGGGGTGGCGCGGGCGAACAAGCTATGGGCCGCAAGCCCGCACAATGCGGCGCGGGCGCTGCGCTTTAACAGGGGCATTGGCTTGAAGCCAGAGGCCACGCTTCGGCACCATTTTGGGCCAAAGGTTCATGCGGTGGTTTGTGCGATGCTGCGAAGCGAGTGGCAGCGGTCGCGGTGGTATAAGGAGACTGTTCACCATGGGTAAGAAGGCACCTAGCGCGCCTCCGGCGATTGATCCTGCCGCCACGGCGGCGGCGCAGGCGGATACCAATCGGCAAACCGCGATCACGCAATTTGGCTTGAATGCCGTCAATCAATACACGCCCTATGGCAGCTTGGAATATGCCCAGGCGGGCACTTGGGCGGACGGGACGCCGCGCTTTACCGCCACGCAAACGCTATCGCCTGCCGAACAAGAGGCGCTGAACCTTTCTAACCAAGCGCAATCGCTTTACGGCACGGCGGCGGTGCGGCAGCTTGGCGCGGTGCAGGAACAGCTTGGCCGACCATTCCAGTTTGATCCCGGCGCGTATGGCGACACGGCAATGGGCCGCGATGCGGTGGAAACCGCACTGATGGAGCGCTTGCAACCACAGCTTGATCGGGACCGGGCGGAAATGGAAAACCGCCTTGCCAATCAAGGAATCATGCTTGGTTCTGAGGCTTACCGCAACGCCATGAGTGATTATGAGCAACAGGTGGCGGACCAGCGCCTTGCCATTGTTGGCGCGGCTGGGCAGGAAGAAAACCGCATGGCGGCATTGCGGGCGCAGCGGTTGCAGGAACAGCTTGCCTTGCGCGGACAGCCGATCAACGAGGCGACGGCGCTGCTGACCGGGCAGATGGTGGGGTCGCCTTCCTTTGTGAACACGCCGCAGACAAACGTGGCGCCGACCGATTACATGGGCGCGGTGCAGATGCAGCAGGCGGGCCAACAGGCGGCATACAACCAGCGGTCGCAGAATTACCAGACGCAACTTGGCGGGATTTACGGGCTTGGATCGGCGGCGCTTGGTGGATGGGCGCGCGGTGGTTTTGGTGGTTTTGGTGGTGGCGGTGGATTGCCCCAAAAACCGGCGCCGGCAGGAGGGCGTTAAACCATGAGCGAAAGTTTTGGGCGCGGCGAAAGCGCGCTTTTCCTGCAAAATCCTGAATTGGCTTCGGCTGCCAGGCGCCAGCGGTTTGCGGAAGAATTGCTTGGGCAGGCCGTGAAGCCGCGTAACGTCGGCGGACACGCGGGCGGCTTGGCGCAGATGGGGCAAGCCCTAATCGCCGGATATATGGGCTACCGGGAAGACGAAAAAATCCGCGCGCTTGCCGAGGCTCAGCGCGCCCGTGAAGAAGAAGAAGTGCGCGCCCTGATGGGCGGCGGAATGCCTGCTGGCCAAGCCGCGCCAGCAACGCAAAGCGCGCTTGCCACGCCGCCGGGTTCACTGCCCCCGCCCGTGCCGATTGGTGCAGAGGCGCCGCCCATGGCGCAAGCGCTGATGAACCCGCCTGGGCAGCCTGGACAGCCCGCGCAGGGCGGTGCCGCACAGGGAATGCCCCCGCCAGTGCCGGCAGGTGGCGCAGCGCAGCCCGGGGGACTGCCGAGCATGGATCAGATTATGGCGGGCATGGCATCGCGCAGCCCCCGCGTTCAAGCGGTAGCGCAGATGCTATTCCAGCAAGCGCGGCGGCAAGAGGACTTAGCCTTGCGGGCGCAGGATCGTGAGGAAGATCGGCGGTTTAGGCTTCAATTAGCCGGGGCCAGCCGCGCGCCGGCTGCGCCTGGGCGGGAACCTCAAGGATCGTTCACACCCGCAAACGCCGCCGCCATGCTGGCTGATATGGCGTCAGCCTATGAAGCCGGGACGCTTACGCCTGAGCAAGCAAACCGCTATGAAATTGCGGCTTCCATGATGCAGCGCCCGCAATCCTATTTGGATCAGCAAACCGGGCAAATGGTCACAGTTCCGGCTATGACTTTCCCGGAACCAATCCAACGCGCATTGGCGGCTGGCCAAGCGCGACGCGCGGGCGGTGCCGCCGGTGCCGGTGCTACTGTACCGACTGCCGCCGCTGCGCCTATGCCGGGCGCTGGTATGGCGCTTCCTGCCATGCCGCAAGACAACCTAGCCGGGCTTGAGGACTATTATCGTGCGCTGCCTACATCAGCGGCGCCCGTAGCGCCTGTTGCGCCGCGCGCCGGAAATGATGCAACCGGTGTCCCACCGATGATTGGTGAGCAAAACCGCATTCCTCTTTCAACTGGCGGCAATATGACCGTGACGCAAGTAAGGCCGGAGCGTCCATCTTCGCAAGCAACAGAGGCGGTCCGCACCGCCGAAGTTGGAACGGGCCGCGTTCTCGATGCGATCAACAACTTCCGGCAAGCGCTTGAGCCGTTTCGGGGCAGGACAGGAATTCAAGCATTTAACCCACGCGATCCGCAAGGGCAAAAACTTGAATCTGCGTATCAGCTTTTGAAAATGGCTATGCGTGACGAAAGCCTACTGAACACAGGCGTTCTTCAGCCTGGCGAAAACGTGATGATTGAGCAAATGCTTCGATCCCCGACAAGTTTGGCTGGCCTTATCGCTAACGTGGATACTTACAACGCGATGCTTGATGAATTCGCGGGATTTGCTACACGCGGCGCCAATCGCGTCAGAGCATCTGCTGGAATGCCCCCGATAGATTGGAACGCGCCTAGATCTGGCGTAACGCCAGACCTTCGCAATAATCCGGCTTCCGGCGGCGGCGCCCGCCCGCCCCTTTCTTCTTTTCAAAGGTAAATGGCCATGGCGTTTGATGTGGAAGGCGCCCGCAAGGCCGGGTATTCTGAGCCGGAAATTGTGGATTTTCTGTCTCAGGATAGGAAATTCGATGCAGCCGCAGCGCGTCAATCGGGGTATTCTGACGCGGATATTTTGCGGCACCTTACAGAGCGCCCCCAGCGCGGCTTTGGCGAAAGCGCGGCGCGATTGGTGGGCCAAGTGGGCGCAGGCTTCAATGATCGCCTAGGGCAAGTCGTGGGCGCGCTGCCTGACCTTTACAATCGCGGCTTGCGCGCGATTGGCCTGCCTGCAATGTCAGAAGGCGCCTATACACGCGGCATTCAACAAGGTTTTGATGCAACGCTTGGCGCCGCGCCTGCCCCGGAAGGCACCGCGGAACTTGCGGCGCGCGGCGCGGGCAAGGGCATTGTGGATGTTGGCACCATGCTTATTCCTGCCGGTCGCGTGGCGGCGGCTTCCGCCCCTGCGGCGGGTGTTGCGCCTTCCTTGGTTAATCGCACGGCGACCGTCCTGGCATCGCAGCCTGGGCTACAGACTGCGGCGGGCATGGCAGCGGGCGCAGTGGGTGAGGCGACGGATAGCCCGTTGGCGGCGCTTGCTACGGCCTTAGCTGTGCCAGTGGCGGCATCAAGCGCAGCGCGCGTGATTACGCCAATCGCGCAACAGGGCAACGCTGAGTATCGTGCCTTGGTCGCGGCGGCGGAGCGCGAAAACATCCCCGTGACGGCGGGGCAGGCGACCGGAAGCCGCTTTCTAAAAAACATTGAAAGCCGCTTGGAGCAATTGCCTTTGACCGGCGCCCGACAGCGCGCCATTCGGGAAGGTTCTGAGGAAGCCTTTACGCGCGCCACCATGCGGCGCACTGGCACGGCGGCAAGCGATGCAACGCCGGACACGCTTAACGCCATTCGAGCGCGGCTTGGGTCTGAATTTGAAAATATCGCCAACCGCAACACCCTTAATGTCACGCCGGACTTGCAAAACAAACTGACGCAAGTGGAAGATAGCTTGCGTTTTATCCCAGGTGAATTGGCTGGGCCGGTCAAAGCCCGCCTTGACCAATTGCGTGGGATGATGGTGACGCCCCCTGCATCCGGTAATGCGCCATTGGCGCCTGGCCAAGCCGCGCCTAATCCCGTGATCCCCGGCGCATCCTACCGCATGATGGACAGCGCGCTTGGGCGCTCGATGCGCAGCACCAGCAACGGCGATTTGCGCGCGGCCCTTGGCGATATTCGGGACACGCTGCGCACCGCTATGGACAACAGCATAAGCCCTGAAGACGCCGCCGCATGGAGCCAATTACGCCGGGACTATGCAAATTTGATGGTCATTTCCCGCGCCGCTGGTGGCGCTGGTGAAGCCGCCGCTACTGGCAAGATTTCGCCATTAGCTTTGCGCGGCGCGGTCAATCAATCCACGGGCGGCGGTTACGCCTTTGGGCGGGGTGATCTAAATGAACTGGCCCGCATCGGTCAAAGTGTGTTGCGTCCGGCGCCTGATACCGGAACGGCTGGCCAAAACATGGCTAATGCCTTGCTTACCGGGCAATTAGCCGGCGCTGGTGCCATTGGTGGAACCATGGCAGCAGGCCCGCTTGGCGGCGTTGCTGGCGCGGTTGGGTCTATGTTCCTGCCGCGTATTGTCCAAGCCCTGATGAACTCGGACGCCGGCCAAACTTACTTGCGGAATCAAGCAATTCAGAACGGCCCGCGCGTAAACGCGGCCTTAATTGCGGCGCTTACCGGACAGCAAGGCGCGGCCTACGCGGTCCAGCCCCGCCCATAACCTACCGGCAAGCCATACGGAACCAAAGCCGCAAATAAGGGCAAACGCCAATCGTTCAATTGGGTTTTCAGTAGGCGGGAAAGACAGCCAAGCGGCTGCGCCCGCAATGCAAGCGACCAAACATCGCCACCAAACAGCATCAATCATCCCCCGCCCATAGCACAAAGCGGGCATTCTGTCATGGAGAACACGCATGGCGCGTAACGGTTCCGGCACATATAACCGAGCGGTGTCGCCATATACGGCGGGCACCACGATCACGGC